CAAGTTGTGGAGGTAAGCGCAGAGGCTGTTGCATCATTCCACTCAATTTCGAGCCTGATGACCTTGATGCTGATTGCACTGATTTGTGCAGCTTTCTCATTGTTTCTGGATTACCTGCTGGAGGATCACCCTATTGGGCAGTGGTATCTCTACCAGCTTCAGAAGCTGCCGACTTTCTGGGCAAAGCCACTTGGTGAATGCCCTTACTGCTCCGGGGCATGGCAGTTCTTGTTCATCTCATGCCTGATGTTTGACTATCCATTTTACTTATGTTCAATATTTTTAGGTCTAAACCACCTGTTTCTGCTCCTCCTGTCATTAATCCAGAAACAGATAATGTCCAGCCTGAGTCAGGCAAACCAAAGTACAGAGGAGTAGCTCCTGTTGACCGCTGGGATCAGATTGAGTTTGCATTCAATTCTGGAGGCACTAACTATTTCCGGTTTGTTTCTGAAGTCAATGTGCCATTCCAGAGGGCAGTAGCTGCCAGGGACATCTTTACAGAAGAACTTTGGCAGATTAACCCAGACTTCCTCAGAGGCTGGAATAATGGGCTGATTAATTTGCTCATGGACAAGAAAAAGAAGGATGATAAGAAGCTCTATGAGATAGGTGTCATGGCATCTAGGCTTAAAGAGCAGATGGAGATGTCAGTTAGTCTACTGCGGCAGCTTAAGCTGGCAACAGTTGTTTACTTTGATGAGCAGGAGAATCCACTGGACTATCAATATCCATACAATAAGTCAAAGCTAAACCATTGGATGAAGCACAATGATGTGGAGGGTTTTTTTTTGAATCTGCCGGAGTACGCTTATCTACCCTCTTTGACCGAATACAGCATGAATTTCCCGAACTATTTACAGGCCGAAACTCTGCAAAGCCTCAACAACCTCAAACACATTATTGGACTGCAATCACTAGACAGCACAGACAGAGATTTGATGAACAGTTTAGAGTCTCAGGTGGAGATCCTGTCCGAGCTAAATTCCTGGTCGAAAGGCCAATCTATGAGTACTATTTAATTGTAAGCAGCTATATTGCAACTATAAAGGCTAAAAAGGGTAAGGGGTAGATTTATTGTGCTTTGTTTTTTTAGAATTGTTTGAAAAGGCCATCCACATTGGGTGGCTTTTTTAATTGCTATCTTTGAAGCCTAAAGACAAGCTCATGGCTACTATTTCCACGAATGACATTAAAATCAGGTATGACATTGACCTGAGCCAATTACAAGCAGCAACTTCACAATTTGACAAGCTAACCGCTGCTGATAGGGCTTTATTAGACCAGCTAGCTAAACTCAGAGACAAGTTTAAGGAAACGGGAGAAGAAGGCAGGAAAGCTCCTGAAAAAATGATTCCTCCAACTAAGGCAGCGGCAGGAAGTATTGCTGACTTGGAGGCTAAAGTTAGGAGATTAAATTCTGAAGTAAAGAATACTAATAGTGCAAATTCTGATTATGCGACTAAAGTTAAACAGCTAAAAGCTGCTCAGGATGAGCTAAAGAAAGCCACCGACAACCTAAACAATAGCCTCAAAAATGTCAAAGAAACTACTCAGAAGGCTGAAGGTGGCATGTCCTCATTTCAAGCTGTTGCAGGCAAAGCTGGAGCTGCATTAGCTGGGATTTTTGCTGCTTCAAAAATAATTGAATTTGGGAAGGCAGTTGTTGAAACAACCATCAAGTTTGAGTCAATGCAGAAAGCCATTGACTTTGCTTCTGGCTCAGCTGAGATGGGCAATAAAAACTTTGAGTTTATTAGGGAAACAGCTCAGAAGCTAGGCCTTGATTTGAGGGGCGCAGTTGAAGGCTATAAAACCTTTGCTTCTGCTGCTAACCTAGCAGGCCAAAGCAGCCAAGAGACTAACAGGCAATTTGCAGCAGTAGCTAAGGCAGCACAGGTAATGGGCTTGTCTGCCGAAGATACTAAAGGCGCATTCCTGGCACTTGGACAAATGATGTCCAAAGGCAATGTGCAAGCTGAAGAACTTAGAGGCCAATTAGGTGAGCGACTTGTTGGAGCATTCGGCATAGCTGCCAAGGCTATGGGAGTAACAACCCAAGAGCTTAACAAGATGCTTCAAAAAGGTCAGGTACTTGCTGCTGACTTCCTGCCAAAGTTTGCCACTGAACTTGAAAATACATTTGGCAAAGGCAATACTCAAATAACTACACTTGCAGCTAGTCAGAACAGATTTAACTCATCCATTGACCAACTAATTCTGGCAATAGGAAACAGACTCAATCCATTCCTGAAAGGTGCTTATGATTTAGCTGCTGGAATTGCAAGTGAAATTAGTAAAGCAGCTGGAGGAGGAGGAGCTAAGAAAGCCAGTGATGAGCAGATAGCAGCTAAAAGAACAGAAGCAGAAATTGCTCAGCGAATCCTTGACATTAGCATCAAGCAAGGAGTATTTGTAAGCCGTCAATCAGCAGCAAGGCAATTACTTTTTGAAATTGATAAAAGATTGACTGATGCACAGCTTAAGCAAGTTGATGCCAGAATTACAAAAGATAAGGTTAAGCTAGATGCTGCCACTAAGGAATTCAATATTCTAAAAGAACAAGAGAATATTTATGAGAAGATTTTAGGCTTAGTAACAATTACTCAGCAAGTCCAAAAACCAGAAGATGAAAAAGAAAAAGCCAAAAGACTTAAAAAGGAATATGATGATAGATTAAAACTACTAGAATTACTAAAGGAGCAGAGGATTTTAATTGGGCAACTTTATGGCGATCCATTAGCTGAATCAGGAGCTGAAAAAGCATTCTTTGAAGCAAAATTAAAGTTGCAAAAAGAATATGCTGCTAAAGGTCTTGAAATTACAAATATTGAAATTCAGAATACTAATCTTAGCCGATTAAATGCTGAACAGATTTTTAATCAAAAGGCTAAAGCTCTTCGACTGGATAATTATAAAGAAGTAGTTAAAACAGAAGAAGAGATTAGAAAAGAAAGGGCAAAGACAATGCAGCAAGGTGTCAATGATGCGATTGAGGCAAATAATAAGATTATGGCTAATAATGCCATGATGCTTAAAATTAAACTGCAAGAGGAAGAATTAAAAAGACAAGTAATGTCTAAGACAGTTGAACTAGCACAAACTATTTCTGATGGTGCATTCGGACTTTATCAAGCTAGACTAAACAATGAAATGACCTTACTTCAACGCAGGTATGATGAGGAAATAAGGCTTGCAGATGGCAACCAGCAAAAGATTGATGAACTTAATCAGCAGAAAGCAGAGAAGGAGAAGGAGATTAGGACTAAACAATTTAAGGCTGAGCAAGCAGCCTCAATAGCTAGAATCTTGTTCACATTAGGTGAGCAGCTTATTAAGTATGGGCCAAATCCTGCCACAGCTCCATTAGCTGTATTAGCCGGGGCAATAGCAGCAGCTCAAATAGGAATCATTGCTGCTACTCCTATTCCTGAGTTTGCCGAAGGAACGAAGGGTAAGCCATTCAAGGGTGGTAAGGCGATAGTAGGTGAGCGAGGAGTAGAGAAAGTTGTGACTGAGTCGGGCAAGGTTTATTTCACTCCTCCAAATGCGACTCTGGTTGATCTGCCAAAAGGCTCACAGGTTATTCCTAACCATGCACTTAGCAGACAGGAGCTATTCCTGGCTAACCACTATGCCAACAGAGGCAGCAGTGGTGGCTCTCCAATGATAGGTGAAATTAGAGAGCTTGGCAGCATCCTTAAGTCCTTACCAATCACTCATGTGAGCATGGATGAAAAGGGATTTGAGAAATTTATCCGAACACCACGAAGGACAACTAGAATCTTGAATAATAGATTCAGATCAGACTCAGTTTAGTCAGTTATTGGTTTAGATTGACGATGCAAAGAGCCTCTGCAATGCAGGGGCTTTTTCTTTATACCTTTGCGCTATGGCAGGATGGAAATTTTACTTGAATGGAATTGAGGTTGAAGAGCCTATTGGCTGGGATGCCATTGAGTTCACAGCCCTACGCATGGAAAGTCATGGCATTGACCAACCATTCAGCACTGAATTAAGGTTTTACAATAAGGGTGCAAAGCTGATAAAAGCTCTATATGACACCTACTTTATTAATGCCGACATTACCATCCTGATTGTCTCCGATGTAGGCTATGCAGGCGCACCATATGAATTTCAAGGCAAGATTAATCTAGCCATATATCAGGAGCATAATGTGTGCGACACCGATAGCTGGGAAGTGACAGTAGGCATCATTGATGATAACTTCAGAGAGCAATTCAAGAGCAGGCAGGATGTAGAGATTGACCTGACCAGCACTACTGACCTAAATGGAGGCACTATTGACCCTTTGACATTCAAGAACATCAGGCTGCACAGGCAAGACCTTTATCTTCAGGCCAATGGTAAGAATCTAGCTGAAAGCACAACATATCTGAGCAAAGGGCCAGCAGGCCCAGCCTTCAATCGGTATGCCATTGTGCCAACTTATTGGCAGCAGAAGGATTTTACCGATAATTATGGCTCAGCCTTTGACACGAATGTGATTTATGTGGCGGGCGATGGAAATTTACCTGGCTCTCCAATATTTAAAAATAATCAAGGCTATACAAGGACACTTCAGTACACCATCACCATTGATTTTACCCTTCAAAGCAATGATGCAGGAGGTAATATTGATGTAGCATTTGGCCTTTATCAATTTTCAGGTAATGTGCAGCAGGGATTTCCACCATGCGTGACTCTGTTTGCGCCTACTTTATCTCCTCTTGAGGTTATAAATTATAATCCAACTTACACAGGAACAATTACCATTGGCCCTGGCATTACATTAGGTCTATTCTTTGCACAGACATCATTCAGTACAGTTACTCAGGCTGTTGATGTTACAATTCACGAAGGCTACACCATAAACCTGAGCGAAATTAATGCTGGTCAGTATGCATCCACAGCCAATGTGCTGACCATTGAGCAATGGCTAAGAAGGTCAATCTATATGATGACCGGAAGCAGTGACAAATTGCTTTCAGATGCCTTCTCAGAGTCAGGAGATGGCTGCTATTGGAACAATGCATTGACCAATGGCCTACGAATTAGGCAAGCAGAAGACCAGGATGGCCTTGGAGCTTTAAAGACTAGCTGGAAGCAGACCTTTGAAGATCTTGATAAAATCTTCTGCCTTGGATGGGCATTTGAATGGACTGGAACAGAGTGGAAAATCAGAGTTGAGCCAAGGCAATACTTTTATCAGAATATCCTAAGCCAGACCTTTGCCAATGTTGGTGAAGTAGATCAGATGGCTAAGGTTGATTTGCTGAAGAATAACATCACATTAGGCTATTCAGACAAGTGGAAGAACATTCAGCTTTCTGGTGTATATGCCATTCACACTGACCGTAATTACTTTGTGGATAACAAGGCCATGAATGAGGCAAGCAGCGCAAAGTTGGACATCACAAGCCAGATTATCGCTGAAGGTTATGCCATTGAATTTAGCAGGAGGCTCTCAGACATCAGTTTCGGTGGTGCTACATCAGATAGGCCTAATGACTATGAGCAATTTATCATCTGGCTTAACCGGAATGAGCTATCATTTGAAGATGTAGAGAATACAGTCTTTAATCTATTTCAGCAATCTGGCTCAATTACATTTTTACCTGGTCAAGTGAGCATGCCATCCAATTACATCAACACTAGCAACTCACCACTCTCAGGCCTCTATAATATCTTCCACACTCCTGCCCGTGTGGCAATGAGATGGTGGAAGTATTTAGGCATGAATACTTATGGATTGACTACTCCAATGCTGCGCTTTCAGGTTGGACAATATCAGACCAATTACAGCAGCTACATAGATGACACCATTGGCCCATGCCAGGAATATTGCGAGGAATGCCTGCTGAATGAGAATGCCAATGTTGATCCTGTTTACCTAAGGCCAGCTGATGCTGTCTATTTATTCAGACCAATAGGCATTGAATTCAGCTATCCACAAAGTCTCTGCGATTTCTTAACTTTGTCTCAAGATGAGCAGTACCGGAAAGTCAGGCTCACTTCTGGCAGTTTGGATGTTCAAGGGTTTATTCTTGAGGCAGCCAATCAACCGGAGGATGCTTCCGGTGGTACTACTAAATTTACCCTGTTGATGTCAAATCAGACAACAGGTGCTGGTGGAGCATTTACCATCGGCTTTGACACTGGATACGACAATGGCGAATAGAACCAGAGCGCAACTCAGCACAGACTCAGCAACCAATTTCCCTGACAACACCAGCCAGCTTATTAGCCCGCAGGACTTGAGGGATTGGATCACCAATGGCATTGATTCATTTGTCACTCAGAAGGACATTAGCGGGCTTGAGAATGCGATCTATGAGAATAGAGGTGATGCTATTGTAGCTGGGGCAACTACTGACCTAAGTTTAGCCAATGGCAACTTTATCCACATCACAGGCACAACCTTAATCACCAGCTTTGGCACAGTTCAAAAGGGTGCAAGATTTGTGCTAACCTTTGATAATGCTGCTAATATTCGAGCTTCTGCTGCCATCATTATTCCAGGAGTAGTTTCAGGAAATACGAAGACAGCAGTGCCAAATGACTGCTGCATGATTATCTCAGAGGGTGGAGGTAATTGGCGCATGGTAGGCTACTTCCCTGGTGCTGGTGCTGGCAGTGGTCTTGTGGTTGATGTGACTGCATCTGCTCCACTATCAAGTACCGGAGGCACAACACCAGACATAAGCATCCCACAAGCCAATGGATCAACGGATGGATATTTGAGTTCAACTGACTGGACTACCTTCAATAATAAGGGCAGTGGAACAGTAACCTCAGTTTCAGTCAATGCTCCATTATCAGATTCTGGGACTGCAACTGACCCAGATATTAGCATCTCTCAGGCCGATGGCTCAAATGATGGCTATTTAAGTTCATCTGATTGGAGTACATTTAATGGCAAGGGCGATGTTACTGCTACGGGAAGTCCAAGTGCAGGGAATTTCACTCAGTTTGCCTCTGCGACATCCATTGAACCTGCGGTAGGAACTGCTAATAAAATTCTACTTGGCACTTCTGATACTACTCTAAATATTCAGGAAATTAGCCTTGGGTCTAACCTGACAATGTCTGGTTCTACCTTGAATGCAAGTGGGGGAACAGGAACAATTACAAGCATAACGGCAGGAACTGGTTTATCTGGTGGAACAATAACAACTTCAGGAACTATTGCACTTGCCAATACTGCGGTTACTCCTAATAGCTATACGAATGCCAACATAACTGTTGATTCACAAGGTCGAATTACTGCTGCTGCAAATGGAACAGGAGGAGGCATTACTGCTCTTACCGGAGATGTAACTGCATCTGGAAGTGGGTCAGTAGCGGCTACCATTGCCAATAGTGTGGTTGGGGTTTCAAAACTATCTGCAACAGGCTCACCTTCATCGACTACATTTCTGCGAGGTGACAATGTATGGGCAACTCCGGCAGGAGCAAGTGCTACTGGATATTATGCTCAATATCAGGATAATAACACACAAACTGCAGCTTTAATAAATACCGGTTATCCAATTAAGTTTAGGACAATGGATCTAAGCAATCAGGTAACTGTTGTTAGTGATTCAAGAATAACCTTTGCAAATGCCGGAATCTATAATCTTCAGTTTTCAGTACAACTTGAAAACTCTGATACACAGGAGCATGATGTAACTATTTGGCTAAGACTAAATGGAGTAGATGTTCCAGGAAGTTCAGGATTTGTCGCAGTAGTGGGAAAACATGGAGGGATTAATGGTCATGTATTGCCATCATGGAATTATCTGCTCAGTTTATCTGCCGGTCAATATTATGAACTTGTGTGGAGTACTACGAGTACTTCAGTCACTATGCCATTTATAGCCGCAGGTAATCCTCCTCCATCTACGGCCTCTGCAATATTTACTGTAACCCAACAGGCAGGAATAATGGCAGGGACTGGGATTACTGGAATGGTAGGCACTACTGGGCCAACTCAGACAGGGGCAACTCAGACTCTGAGTAGTTCAGATATGACCATTACATCTTCAAGTAATACTCACACATTTACAATTCCAGATGCAAGTGCAAGCACCAAGGGCTTAATCACCACAGGAGCGCAAACATTAGCCGGTATAAAGACTTTTGGTAATGGAGCAAGTGCAGGAGAGATTAGGCTTATTGAGCCAAGTGGAGCAGGAACTAACTACATCGGTTTAAAAGCCCCGGCAACAGTAGCGGCAGACACTACATTTACTCTACCTAATTCAGATGGTACTGCAGGAACTGTGATTCAGACTAATGGTTCAGGTGTTTTATCCTGGGTTAATAATGGAGGAGCTCTGGTTCTTCAATATTTAAAGAATACAACTGCAACAACAGTAACTAATCCAACAGGTAATACCATTGTTGAAACATTAATAATTCCGGCAGGAACATTTAGTTCTAATAATGCATTCTTATTAATGCTTAAAATAATTTCATCAGTTACAACAACCGGAATTAATTATTCATTAAGCATTAATACAACTCCAGCTATTGGAGGAGTAACTGTTTTATCATCTAGTATGTCGCCTTCAAATGCAGCACAAAGTGTTACAATTGGATTTAATTTATTTGGAGGAGGTAGTGGAGATTTAACTAGATACTTACTAAATCCAATGACAACTCAAAGTATTTTAGGTTCTACCACTACCAGTATTAATTGGTCAGTAAATCAATATATTGTTTTATGGGTTGGAGCATCTGCAACTAGAAATGTTACTAATGTCATAATTTCAACATCACCAATGTAATGGAAAAAATTAATTTAAAAGATAATAAGTTAATATACAGAGGTCAGGAATTGACTTATGGCAACTATATAATAATTGGAAATGCAGTTAATATTGATGTCAATAATGATTTAAATGATTGCACAATTACATTGGTTGAAAATGAAACTACCATCAATGATGTTATCCAAACATCGGCACAGATGATCTATGATACATTGACATCCAATGTCTAATCCACATCCATTCTACCGCTTCTCTCCGGCTTGGAATACTGGTTTTTATCCACAGAATCAGGTATCCAGCAATCAGCTAAATGACTTTTATGTTGAGTTGCTGGCTTGGCTACCAGGTAATGCAGCTGGTAAAACAATTAGTCAATTTTATGCAGATGTCAGGGCATTGGTTAAGCCTTACAATGAGTTTCCGGTATTTGGCAACTTCACAACCACCATCAGTAAGATACCAGATACTCCTCAGTGGGAGTACAATATCAACATTCAAGATGTTGATTTGTCGGCATTAGATTCTAGTCAGGTAGTAACAATCAATGGCACATTTGATCCAATAAGTCAGATAGTTAATGGAGGAAATGCTAATGTTTTTAATGTTGGCTCTTACTACGGTTCATTTGATACTGCTCAAGTTACCGCTGAAGACAATGGAGTGAATGCTCTTACCATTGCCAATGATTATGGCTCAGCTATATTTCCGCTATATTATAGCTATGATTTAGTCACAGGTTTTGCGACAAGTGGATTAGCCAGGGCTAGCACACTTCAGCTCAATAGCAATGGGTCAATCAGCAGGCTTCCGGCTGACACCTTACCTAAATTGAATGCCAGAAGATTCACATTGCCAGCTCTGAGTGCAGAAGATAAGTTTGCCATCACCTTTATGGAGCAGCTTATCAGCACTTCATTGGCTGACACAAGCTATCTGGCAATTCAAGACACCTATAATGCCTATGTAATGCCGGAGGGCTGGACTAAGTCTTATGTCTTTAACTCAGTAGGCTACCAGCGCATTCAGGTAACGCTATCTAGTGGAGGCAGCAGAGTATTTGCCTTGGTTGGCAGGCTGGATGGATCATGGACTTGGCAAAGGTTTGTCAATGACATTGGCAGCGACTTGACAAGTGAGTTCATTACTACTTATTCTTCATCTACTCAGCTGCCCTATCAGCCTACATCAGGCTCAAGGTATATTTATTTAGATACTTGGTATGATTTTGACCTGTGCGACTTCATATCAGATTGCTATGTAAGTTCTGAGTTTTATGCCATGCCTGCCATTCCTGGTGATATATTTCAGTTTAATGTGCCTAATGACACAGGCAATCTAACTAGCCTTACTTCAGTTAAGGTAGGCTTGTTCAGTGAGTCAGGTCAGTTTGTGCAGCAAGTTGGCAATGCATCATCTCCACCGATTATCATTACAGGATTGGGCATGTATGGCAATTTCGGAGTTAGAGGCACATATCAAGATTGGTACGATGCTAATTATACTCCAGAGTACACTGTCAATTTCCAGATGACTGATTGCGATGGTAATGTCATAGGCGATGTTCTTGCTTCCATTCCAGTTAGTGGACTTACCACAGGTGATTTTAGTGAATTCAAATCAGTAGTTGAAGGGCTTGCATGGCCTGACTATCTCAGTGTAGTGGTTGAGCTTGATGAAACAGGCAGAGTCATATTTACTTATACTTTGACCAGCACTCCAATCTGCTTCTGCTCTATTACTGCTTGGACATATTATGAAGGCTCAGGTGAGACTGTTTACTTTATCAAGCCTGCCATTTATGAGCAGGCAGCTACTCCGTCTCAGTTCTATGCCACATGCACAATTCCAGCAGTAAAGGATGGTTGTTATCGGCTAGGACTTTATGATATAATTGAGGATCAGCCATACCTGTATTCACTGAGCAACATCATCAACATTGATAGAGCAGATTGCTTCAGCACTATGCTGGAGTTTTGGTCAGATGACAACACCATGGCACAGGGCTTTGAGTACTTCAATGGCTGGAAGCAGCGAGTTAGGCTTGGAATCAATGGTGGAGGGGCTAAACCTATCATTGAGGAAAACCTATACAGGCAGAGCAATGGAGTTCACAAGAGGCCTCAGAATAAGCAGGATTTATCATTAGATTTGCATACGGATTTCTTAGACCAGGATACTCAATTAGCACTTGTCGATGCCACCCGACACAGTTACTTAGTCTGGGATATGAAACCAATATTTGTGAAGGGAGATATTGATGTTGCCACCATTCAGGATTTCACTACACAATCATCATTTGAGACTTTGGCGCAAGTCAAGTTTCAGGCACTACTTCAGGGCTTCCAGCCCAGGAACTCAAGTTGTTTAACTTGTTAAAACTATGTCAATATTTTCATTAACATGCCCCGATGTTGGGTGCTATCAGAACTTCCTGTGTGATCCGGAGTTTCAGAATAAAATTGTGGCGGTGGCTTATGTGCGTAAGTCTGCTGCCTTAACTTCTCAAGAAAAGTCTACTGCTGACCTGTGGATTGCTGCTCTTTATGACCGCTACCTGAATGGTGAGGCTTACCTTGTGTTCAACACATCAGGAGAAAAGCCAAAGCCTGAAACAGCAACTACTGCTGGCCGAGGCATGCAGAACACCAAGGCTCTTGCCAAGACTCACACCCTGACTTACCAGGACATGCAGGGTGTTGTTCAGAGCAATGTTCAGTTCTACAATGACATTCTTGGCTCGTCTCAGAACTATGACTTTTATTACTTCACTCCAAATCGCATTTGGGATGCCTCTGGCTATTATGTGACAGTTATCGGTGATCCTATCATCACTGCTGACCTTAACACTTACCAGATGGCTGAAGTAACTGTGAACTGGGTGAGTAAGGTCAATTCATTGCCTTATGAATTCGACACAGACACCTTCCTTGAGGGTCTATACTACATCATCAGCTTTACTGGCTCTGGCAACACTTATGTTGGCAACACCATTACAAGTGGATGTAATACCACAGAGTCATCATCTTTTTCAGCAGTCCTGAACATTGGTGCTATCTCTGGTGCGCCCGAGCAAGTATGGTCAATCCAGCAAGCTGATGGCAGTGATGACATTACTGAGATTGCGCTTGAAATTGACCCAGTATCTGGAGTACTAACATGGAATGCTCTAGGTTTTGTTGGCACTTATATTTTCACGATTACTGTGACCAATGAGTACGGATGTGTATTTGGTCAAGAGACCATCACATTGATTGTTAATTGCCCAGATTAAATAATTAAAGTTACATGGAAGAGTTAATCGGGATACTACTATCAAAGTTGCTGGATCAGAAAATCAGAGAAGGCAGGCACGACTATATTGAGGAGGCTAGGGAAAAAGCTGAAGAGCTTGAGTACCACTTTGAGAATGAGTACCCCGAAAAACTCTTGGTTACTCAGCATCCGAGCGAAGAGCCATGGATGAAGCAGTACAGGAGGCGAAGATGGCAAGCTCCTACAACAACTGCCACCGGGAGAGTATTTACATTTCTCCAGAAGATTCAGCAGGCTGATGACTTTAAAATCACTTTTGAGTCTGACTTTAAAAAGACAGGCATTGCTGAGCGCATAGGCCTGATGGATAATACTCTCAAGAATTATGTAGAGTATGAGCTGCCAAAAACAGGAAGCCTGGAGAAGTGGCTATTTAATGTGTTTTTAAAGACCTACCTAAAGGATAGTAATGCCGTTGTAATTACAGTGCCAGACTATGATGAGTTCGTCAAAAATCCATCTCAGGTTACTATGCTGGACTGGTCAAAGCCCTACCCTCACATTATTGAGTCTGAAGACCTAATTTGGGAAGGTGAGGATTATGTCATTACTAAGACCGAGGACTATAAGGATATGAACCGCAAAAAGTGGGATCAGTTCTTGTGCTTCACTACTCAAGGGCTTATGCTCTTCCGGCAGGTCAATCAGTACACCTATGACCAGCCATTCCAGGTATTCATCTTGCCTTACCAATTCAGTTATCTGCCAGCCTGCAAGGTGGGCAATATCATTTATGAAGAAGAAGATGGTCAGCTAGTCTATGACTCAGTGCTTGCTCCTTGCCTACCGGCTTGGAATGAAGTGCTGTTTAGGACTGATGACTTGAATATACTTTGGGCAACACATGCCTTGCCTCAAAAGTGGGCATTGAAAATGTCACCATGTAAGACCTGCAATGGCACAGGGATTAGGACTAACCGTAAGGATGAGAAGATAGGCTGTAATGATTGCCAAGGCTCTGGAAGGGCAAGTTCATCACCTTTTGGCCTGATGGAAATTAATATTGACAGAGTAAGTGCTGTCAATCCTAATCCACTTGTTCCACCTGTGCCTCCAGCTGGCTACATTGAGAGGCCAACTGAGACTGTCAAGCTATTCCAGGAGGACATCTTGCAGAAGGAGTTTCAAGGATTTAAAGCCATTGGTCTTGAGCTATTAGGGCAGATTCCAGCAGCTCAGTCAGGGATAGCTAAAGAGTATGACCGGAAGGAGCTTAACACCTTCTGCTTCTCTGTGACTGTTCATTTGGCTCAGGTTTACCGCAAGGTCTGTTTCTATATCATGCTCCAAAGGTATAATGCACTTTTTGCATCTTCCCTGATGGACAGCGATAAGATTCAGGCAGCTTTGCCTCAGATTACTGTCCCTACTGACTATGATGTGATGACTGCCGACATGGTAGCTGAACAGTTGTCTAAGGCAATGACCAACAAGTTTAATCCACTAATTACAGCAGGCATTGAGAAGGACTATGTGGAAAAGCTGTATGGCGAGAACAGTATCCAGAAAACATACCTGAAGATACTTAGCCAGCTTGATCCATTGCCATTTAAAAGTACAGATGAAAAGACTGTACTTCTGGCATCCAATGGCTGCACTCAATTAGATTACATCCTGAGTGCCAACCTAGCTGCATTTGTGATGCAGAAAGTTGATGAGGATGCTTCATGGTATGATAAGCCTGTGCAGCAACAGAGGGCTGATGTGTATGTCTTAGCAGCAGAAAAGCAAGCTCAAATTCAATCAGGATTAGTGCCTATAATGCCAGAAGGCATCTAATATGAATGAGAAGCAGCTTGAATTAATCAAGAAGATTCAGGAGCTTCAGATGGCTATTGAGAAGCGCATGGATGATGCGCTTCCTAAAGTCTTTGCCAAACTATCAGATCAGGTCATTGACCTAGCCAGCAATCTTAGCCTGGATGCCAAGGATAGAGCCAAGTCATTAAAGGAAATGATAAAGCTCAAGAAAGACATTTCAGATACCATTGTCAATAATAGCCTTTACCAGGCACAAGTGGCTGAAGTGGTTGCAGGATTTGACCAATTAGCCAAGCTATCCAATGATTACATCAGTGTCATTCTTGATGATTTCAAGCCTAAGACTGAGCTTTACAAGGCAATCCTGGAGTCGAATATTGCGACCACAAAGGATGCACTGCTAGGTGCTGGCATCAGGGATAACTTTGGAACAGCCATTCAGGAGGTACTAAAGGACAACATTAGTGGCATTGGCACAAGGTCTGAGCTTAATAAGACTCTCAGGAAGTTCATTGAGGGAACAGACACTGAGAAGGCATTTCTTGAACGATACATCAAGCAGACTACTAATGACTCAGTGATGACCTTTAATGCTGAGTACATTCAGACCATTGCTGATGATTTAGATGTGGAGTATTACCTCTATCAAGGTACAATCATAGCAGACACAAGGCCATTCTGTGAGGCTAGATCTGGAAGGTTCTTCACCAAGGAAGAAGTCCAAAAATGGCCTAATCTTAAAGGCTGGCAGGGGCGCATGGCTGGCACTAATAGTACTACTATATTCATCTACCGTGGTGGCTACAACTGCCGACATCAGCTCTGGCCTGTGGCTAAAGAGCAGTATGAGGCTGCCAAGGAGAAGGGCAGGACAGGCCTAAGATAATTTCTCAAGTTAAGCCATGAGCATGCTGATAGACTTGAGAAATTTCTGCTCTACTACTAGCCTCTTACCATGGCCAAGGTTCATCTCCACCAGACAATCTTCGATTGATTGCTTCCTGATGTATCCTAATATGGAAACCTCCATTGCCTCTTCATTGACCCAGCACAAGATGAACACATCAGCTCCAATCTCTTTACGATTGTTAAAGACTAACCTTCCAGTCTTATACTTGGTGGACTTGACCTGAATGTCATACTCACCAAGCATTAGGTCAGTCTTGCCTCCATCTCCTTCCAGATTAATGCTAGTGTCAAAGGGCAGCTTCAAAGCCTTGGCAACAGCATATTCACCAAGTACACCCATTAAATCAGCTTGTGCTTGAGTATTTCCCCAGCGAGCTACGGAAGGACGGTTAGGATTGACCTGATCCTTGAGAAAGTGCCTGCCTGTTGCCAGCACTTTGAGAAACTTTAGCTCTCGCTCTGAAATCGTTATCTTCAAGACTCATAAGGGGTTACAATAATAAGGCTAAAATATTGATATTTACACATGAAAAAGGCGAAAACAGGCAGCAATCCAGCAGCTAAGATTAGCTTCGGTAAGCGCAGAGAAGGCAAGCATAGCAAGGGCAGAAGGCCAAAGGCAGGCAATCAGAAGAAATATAAAGGACAAGGAAGATAATGGCAGACAAGAAGTTTAAGACCAAAGTAAATGGCAAGACAATCAGCTTTGGGGCAAAAGGTTACTCCATTGCTCCTGGCACTGCCAAGGGTGATAACTATTGTGCGAGGTCATCAGGCATCAAGAAGTGCAAGAACCCACCATGTGCCAATGATTTAAGTCGCAAGGCCTGGGGCTGTGTGGGCAAAAAGTCTGTAAAAAGTGCAGCTAAAAAATTCACTCGCATTAAGTAATTTTACACAATGCAATTAAAGCATTTTACACTTTCAGAGTTTGACTCTCCAGATGCTCCAGGTTCAGGAAGCAACATGAAGCCTAAGTTCATTCAGATGCTCGACAATGCCAGAGCAATAGCCGGAGTTCCATTTAAAATTAACTCAGGCTTCCGGACAGAAGCTCATAATGCTAAAATTGGAGGAGTAAAGGAAAGCAGCCATTGTCAGGGATGGGCAGCAGACATACATTGCACAGATGGCGATAAGCGATTTGTGATTATTGATAGTCTGCTGAAATCCGGTATCAACAGGATTGGAGTGAGCAGCACATTTATCCATGCTGACTGCGATCCAACTAAGCCTGCAAAGGTTATTTGGACTTACTAAAGTTATGACTCACGAATTAAGAGGAGAATTGGTTAAATTTATTTATGACACTCCTGCTTACGGAGCTATCCTACTGACTAAATTGGCTAACCCAGAACCTAACTTCTACAATCCTGGAGAGGAATGGCTCTACCACCATGGCTGGTCAATCATTTTGATTTATCGGCTCTACCGCATGACCTTGGACATGCACAAGGAGATGAAGGAGACTGTGCTATATTACAATGATGCCGGGCAACTTGTTGAGATGTCTGGTTACCAAAGGATTATTCAGAAACTTAAAAATCTATTTAGATGAGCATATCAAAGGAAGGAGTATTAATTCTGGTTGTCTTAGCCATTTATATTGGTGGTGATGTTTATACTGCTAATGTAAAGCATAAGAAAATTGAGGACTACATTGCCAAGACCGAGGCAGGCCTGATGGAATCAACAATCAGGAACATTCATATTGAAGCCTCAGTTGATAGCCTCAAATTGCAAATCAAAGGGCTAGGAAAGTCAGTTATCTATCTCGATTCATGCCAGCAGAACAAGACAATCAAGCAGGACAGAGCAGAGAGAAGAGGCAAGTTCGTGGGAGGTCTGCTCAAGAGCCTTATTCCAGGCATGTGACTCCTGCACTCTTCAGTAAGCGCATGCAAGTGTATGCATACACCAGTGCAACAGTAGTTCTGGTAGGTTTACTGATAGGTGTGGGATGGCTCTATAAGATGGAGAAAATCCAGACCGGAGACTCAGTTCTAATGCTGATATTAGGTCAAGTGCTAGGTGCATGGGTTGCACTAACCAATAAGATATTCCGGATAACTGCACCCAATATTGGAAGTGCTGATAATGTTTAACTTTGTAAAATGAATTGCCTCGAAGACTACATTGGACTAAAAGGTTGCACAGCTGATGCTCCTCTGTCTGGACTATACATCAATGATTATCCGGGCATGAGTTCGGAGTTGCTGGATAAGATTGCAACACCGGAGCAAGTGTCTTATGTGGGCATGTGGAACTCAGCTCAGGCTGTAAGCTATGTGAGAATCAAGAGAGACATTCAGTCTGCCTTATTCACTTCAGCAGAGGCTCAGCTAGATCAGGTGCTATTCCAGACCAGCAAGAACTTTGTGCAGCAATGGCAGCAGATTCAGACAGTACCAGCAGAGGCAATCCTGAAGGGCGCATTTGTAAGTGTTCAGGGCAGCAAGTATCTGGCACTAAGAGTTAAGCAGATTTATGTTTACAATGCCGGGCCAGCTGTTGCTGGTGTGCCTTGGTACATCTTCCAGACTCAGGATGGCAAGATATTAGACCAGGGAACTGCTGACCTCATTGAGGGAATGAACTACTTGCCGGTCAATAATGAGTTCTATTCTGACTTTGATAAAATCAACATCATGGTGGCTATGGATTGCACCAATCTGCCAACTACCACAGGCTTCTTCATCGACTGGGGATGGAATCAGATGGACTTAGAATGTGCAACTAGATTTACTTATCTCTGGAGAAATGGATGGAGCATCTTCCCGGTTACAGCTCCGCTAGGATATGGATTTGGAGATAGCTGGACACAAGACAACAGTCAGTCAGGAATCTACATTGATGCTCAATTATTGTGCAGCCTTGATTCATTCATCTGCCAGCAAAAGGAGTTTCTTTTGGATGCCTGGGCAAATCTCTTATGCTATCAGATCCTTTGGCAGAAGGTGGCCTCACCTAGGGCTAACTACTTCGCACAAGGCAATCGTGAGTTTACTGAGAGAGCAATGGCTACCTTCCTCGATGGCTATAATCAGAGCCTTGCTATATGGGCAAGGCAGTTAAACCTGAGAGGTGAAGGCCTGTGCTTTAATTGCGATAATGCTGGCCTAATCCAGCAGGGCTTTGTCAGGCCTTAGTCTTTTTCTCATTCACAAAAGCCATAATAAAATTGCCTAAGTAAAGTGCCTGATTTTTATTTAGGCTTATACTTATGTAATTGTCTTTATCATTTTTATCTTCAAAAGTAATATAGAGATTATCTGAATACTTGCCTTCGAGATATTCAGTTTCTCCTTTTACAATTATATTATCTACATCAAAATCAAATTCAATTTCTGTAAATGCAGATTCTGGTTTAAAAGTAATTGTCATGTTTTTTATATTTAAAATTGTGTTGTTTCTAATCGCTCAATCTCATGGTTGAGATACCACTGAGCCTTCTTTAAGTCTTCCAACTTGCTTCCCTTCTTGCCTGCTCTGCTGATGTATTTGATTACATTGCCAAGGCAGAAGCCTAGTTCCCAAGCCTCAATAACCTTGATAGCCTCATAGGTACTATCAGAGCCACCGTAATGCTCTGGATGATTGACAGCATCAGTTTTATTAATCATCTCCTCACGGTGCTTTTGAAGGGGCTTTTCGTAATGATGGTCTTCCCAATAGTCTAGCATATTCATGGATAGTAAAATAGTTGTTTAGGTTTATTGCTCATAGAAATTGAATTGCCTTTAAGCTGATCTAATGACTGAACCAGCTGGCCATTAAAGTACCATCCAACATGCCTAGGCTTAGACCGCATATTGATAAGCTCAGCCTTGACCAGCACATCATTGATGTCAATCTTGCCTTCATTGGCAATCATGAAATCAATTAGCTCTTCGATTGGATTCATCATCTTTCAGCATTCTACGGCAAACTTAATGTTTTACCGTAATTCTGTGCAGTTATCATTACTCATAGTTTCCTGCATAGTATTCATCAAAATCACAGACTGTCCTTTCAGAATTAAAGCCTCTGGCAATGAATTGAGTTATGGCATCATCCCATGTTTTACCGTGCTGCTCCTTCTCCATTTCTTTGGCTTTATCGACCATCCATTCTTTCCACTTAACATTGATATCAGGATATTGCATATCAATTTTGTTAATCAACCATTGAACTGCCGTTTGTTTATTCTCCATAGATTTGTTTGTAAAATAGTTCTCCTTCCTCAGAAGTGTAATCATAAGAGTCTCCTACACCACATTCATAAGCATTCATTATTTGATTTTTCTCCATTTCCTTGGCCTTATCCAGAATGGCATACCAGACCATTTTATCCTTTGGCTCTTCCAATAGGGCTTTAAAAAGCCAATCAACTGCCGTCATGTTATCTTCCATCCTCTTCCTTTATTAATCTGTCAATTACATGTTTGATATACTGTAAAGCAACAAGGCCACCTTGCCAATAGTAGCTGCTCTTGGGTGTGTTAGCCTCCTGTTCAGCAAACCATTTCTTGGTCTTGATTTCCTTGGCTACAATGACTTGAAGCTGCTCAAGTTGTGTCATGATATTAGCTCATTCAAGTTTATGCTGAATTCCTCAAATATCTCATTGACCTCATTGCTCAGATAGTCACCATCAACATGCTTACCATCTTCTGATTCATCAATAGCTTTGTGAATTACATTCTTAAGCCGATACAATGCCAGAGCCATGTCTGTTGCCTTAGTGCATCGCATGTGTGCCTGAATGTCCTCTGGATCATCCAGCCTGAAGTAAAGTGTTGCTTTCATAATTTCCTTTTTTTTAAAGATTGAATATTGCCTAAATGCTTGATGAAGCCCCGGCATAAAGTGAATCCACTATAACCGAGGTCATAATATCTTTTATTATAGTCCTTCTCCGCAATGATGTGGTCATTGGGCCGCCATGTGCAGAATTTAGAAAACTCTCCTGCAATAATATAATCAGACAGTCTCCTAAGACCAGGAGACCAAGTCATGCCATGCCAATCACCTCTATATCTGTGGGCAAGTTGATGATACCTGACTCCGGTTTTTGTGAGCTTAATATCTTTCATGATTGTATGGCCACTTCTGTCTGATGGATGCTTAATCCAAACCACTGCACACTTAGGCTCAGCCTCC